AAAGGAGACACACCGATGGCCATTCACAAGACAGGCGGATCGCGGTTCTGGGTTTCGCCCACGGCAGTCGACGTTGACGCGATCAACGCGATGGACGATGCAGCGCTTCTCGCGTTCTACGAGGGCATCAGCGACTGGATCGAGGTCGAGGAAAAGGAAAACCTCGGCACGGTCGGCGACTCGGCCGAAAACATCGCGTTCACCACCATCGGCGGCAACCGCGTTCGCAATCTCAAGGGGCCGCGAAACGCCGGCACCCAAGAGGTCGTCGTCGGGCGCGACGCGCTCGACGATGGTCAGGAGCAACTGATCGAGTGCGAAAAAACGGACTTCAACTACCCGTACAAGGTCGAGCTCAACGACGCCCGGACCTCGAACCACTCCAAATCGGTAATGTATTACGCCGGTCTGGTGATGTCGCGCCCGACGAACATGGGCCCGAATGCGCAGGTGACGACGCGCACCTTCAGCATCGGGATCAATACGTCTGTGTTCGAGGTCGCAAGCGCGGTGCTGGCCGCCCCGGTGAACACCATCCTGCCGGCGATTTCCGGCACCGTGGCGACCGGCGAGGTTCTGACTGCCTATCCCGGCACCTGGACCAATTCCCCGACGCTCACCTACCAGTGGCAGGCCGATGACGCCGGTAACGACACCTTTGCCGACATTTCCGGCGCGACCAGCCAGACCTTCACCGCGGTCGTCGGCAACGAGGGCGATGCTCTCCGCGTCAAGGTGACCGGCGTCAACGGGGAGGGCACGCCTGTGGTCGCCTTCTCTGCACCGACGCAGCTCCAGACCGCTTAACCCTTCTGCGCAGAACGGGCGGCGCGACTGTCGGGGTTGCGCCGCCCACCTCCCGACACCCGACATTCCCGATAGGAACTGACCATGACCGACAAGACAGCGGCGCCGGCCGCATTCGACCTGTCCGAACTCGATGCCTCCGACGAGGCCGTGATGGAGGTATACGCCAACGGCAAGCCGACCGGCTGGCTGTGGACATTCGCGGGCCCGGGTCATCCCAAGGCCATCGAGCAGTCCAACCGTCTCGCCAAGGAGCGCCTGCGCAAGGAGCGCGAGATCGAGCAGGCACAGGTCAACGGCCGCAAGTACAAGGCAGCAGAGGAGACCGTCGACGAGGCGCTTGAGCGCAACGTCCGCATGGTGACGGATCGCCTTCTCGGCTGGTCGCCCATTCAGATGGGTGGGAAGGATTTCCCGTTCACGCCGGAAAACGCCAAGTCGCTGCTGCTTGATCGCCGCAAGGGGCAGCTCCTGATCCAGGCGCTCGAATTCCTCGGCGACGAACGCAGTTTTACGCCGCGCTCGGCGAGCAGCTGATTTGCTTCGCCGAGCGCTCGTTCACGCTTGACCGAGACGAGGAAGGAAGAACGCGCCGGGATAGGCTGGAAAGCCGTCTCGAGCGCGCCATTCGCAAGAACAGGCTGGACGTCGCCGCTCAGCTCGAAGACGAGCTGGAATGCCCGCCGTTTCCGCCCGCGCTGGCCTACATCTGGGGATCATGGAAGCGCCTTCGCCGGCGAACGTCGTCAGGGATCAGCGGGCCGAACCCGATCACCATCGAGGCAATGGACGCGTTCATTCGACGCACCGGTTTGCGGCTGGATCCACGCGACATCGAGCTGATCGAGGCGTTGGACGATCTCTATCTCGCGAAGGCTGCCGAGGAAGTCGCAAGTCAGGCCGATCATCAGCAGGCCGTCAGGGATGGCCTCAAGACCTTCTCGCAGGAGAAGCGCGACTATCCCTCGAACGGATCGTGAGGCGTGACGGTCAACCGATACCGTCCGGGTGGAACGTCGTAGGGAGCGCATCGCATCGCAGCTCGCAGGAGAGAGTCCGCGACGAGATCAGATGCGATCTTGGTCGTGTCATGCCCAGGCACGCGGAATTTTCCTCCGCCCTGTTCATCGATCATAGCGTCGAGGTTTCGTGCCTCGCGCATGCTCGCCGGCGGGTTCCAACACTTTGAAATCGCCTTCGAGAGCGCTTTTTCATCTGACGCATGAGCGCTGGGAATGGTGAACGCCACCGCGAGCGCAAAGCATAAAAACCGCATCACATGACCCTTTCCAAAGGCTGTGAGTATCGCGGCCCCGGCGTCACGGCGTCAACGGCACAAGTGCTGAGGTAAAACCATGGATCTCGCAACGCTCGGCCTGGCCGTCGACAGCCGACCGGTTTCGACTGCGACCAAGGAACTGGACCAGATCACGGAAGCCGCCAAGCGCGCCGAGAAGCAGGCGGACAGTTTCGGGGCCCGGACCGAGGCGGCGGGGCGCCGGGCAGCGGCCGCGAACGACAACACAGCGCGCGCGGCGGCGAAGGTGGCAGCGTCCTACAAGGCCCTGCTCCCTATCGCGATGCGCGTTGCTGGCGTTCTCGGCGCCATCGGTGGCGTTGCGATCTCTGCTGACGTGCGCGGTGCGCGCGATCTGAGCGCGTCTTTGGCGGAGGTCTCCACGCTTCTGGACGGCACAGAGGACGATCTTGCGCGCGTCCAGGCCGCCGCTCGCGATATGGGCAAGGAATTCGGCACGACGGCGGCGTCTCAGGTGAAGGGCTTCTATCAGGCGATTTCCGCCGGCGCGACCGACATCGCCACGGCAACCGCGCTTCTGGAATCGGCCAACAAGGTCGCAATCGGTGGCATCACCGACACCGTGACGGCGGTGGACGTGCTGACCACGGCGACGAACGCCTATGCCGCCGCCGGCCTGTCCGCTGCGGATGCGTCTGATGCGCTGTTCGTGGGCATGCGCGCCGGCAAGACGACGATCGCGGAACTGGCATCCTCGCTTGGCAACGTGATCCCGACAGCAGCCTCTCTCGGCGTGAGCTTTGACGAACTGGTCGCCGGGACGGCTGCCCTCACCACACAGGGTCAGTCCACGGCCCAGGCCGTTACCGGTGTGCGGGCGATCCTGACCCAGATTGCCAAGCCAACCAGCGAGGCCGCGAAGCTTGCAAAATCGCTGGGGCTGGAGTTCAACACGACCAGCCTGCAAGCGAAGGGGCTGTCCGGCTTCCTTGACGACGTGATCGCGAAGACCGGTGGCAATGTCGATGCCATGGCCCAGCTTTTCGGGTCGGTGGAGGCGCTGAACGCTGTTCTGTCCTTCGCTGGCGGTGGCGGCGCGGCCTTCGCCAAGATCCTGCAGGACATGGCGGACAAGGCCGGCGCGGCTGATGCAGCCTATCGCAAGGTGGCGGACAGTCTCGACAAGCGGCTCGGTGTCGCCTTGAACCGCATCGCCGACGTGTCCGTGCGCTTGGGCGAGGCGCTGCTCACGGTGATCGTGCCGGCCACAGAGGCCTTTGCGACGGCGCTCGAGGTGGTTGCGGACAACGCGGCGGATCTCGCCATCATCTTGGCGCCGATTGCCGCCGTTCATCTCGTCAAGATGGTGGCGGGCTTCGCCAGCCTCGCGGTCGGTATGAACGCAGCTGCTGTCGCGGCGCGCGCGCTGTCCGTCGCCATGGCTTTTGTCGGCGGGCCGATCGGGCTGGCATTGACCGGTCTGGCCGCTGGTTTCGTCTTGCTCAAGAACAACGTGAGCGATGCCGCCAAGGCTGCGCGCGATGCCGACAGCGCATATCAGGCGAACAAGAGCTCTATCCAGGCCGCTCGCCAGTCTTCGGACGGATACACCGTATCCCTGCGCAACCAGATCGCGATGCAGGTCGAGGTGGCGAAGACTGCTTATGCATCGGCGGATGCGGCCTTCTATTCGGCCTTGAAGATGCGCGATGCATTCCGCGCAATGACGGGCATGAAGCTCGCCCCTCTCGAGTACATGACGGACGTGCGCGGTGATGAGGCTGATCAGTTGGGTGCGTTGGTGGCGAAGCTGCAGGCGCAACTCGCCGAGGTCGATGACAACATCAAGAAGATCGAGGAAAACACACCCGGCGGAGGTACAGCGTTTTCAGGCCTTGGCGGGTCGAGCGAAAAGAACGCCTACGGGGATCTGATCAGGGGCGCACAGCAGTTCATCGAATCGCAGCGCCTTGAGGCCGACGCGCTGTTCATGACCGAGGAAGCCGCTGCCCAACTGCGCTATCAGCAGGAGTTGCTGAACCAGGCAGCGAACGACAACATCAAGCTTACCCCTCAGATGCGGGCTGAGCTTGCCGGGTACGCCGACCAGATGGCGGCGGCGGAAGCCGAAGCCGTTAGGCTTCAAGAATCCTTTGATTTCACCAAGGACGCGGCCAAGGGCGTTCTGTCGACGTTCACGCAAGATCTGCGCAATGGCGAGCTGTCGCTCCGCTCCTTTGGCGATGCGGCGCTGTCCGTGTTCGACAAGATCGTGGACAAGCTGAACGATCAGGTCGCAACGGCCTTTGCCAATGCCTTCGCGCCGCGCTCTTCCGGCGGCGGGGGCGGGCTGTTC